AACCTGCCCAACAAGAACTTCACGGCCAACCAGCCGTACCAATACTGGCTGAACCGCACGATCCCGCAGGCCACCATCACGCTGTGGCCAGCACCGTCCGACCCGTTCGTCCAGATGACCATCTGGTACTCGCGTCAAGTGATGGATGTGGGCAGCCTGAGCGGCCAGTTGGAGATTCCGCAGTACGCCTTCCAAGCCATCCAAATGATGCTGTCGCACCAGATGAGCCTGCTGCTGCCTGCGGTGCCTCTGGATCGCATCACATACCTTGAAGGCCAAGCCGAGAAATACTTCACCATGATGGAGAACGAGAACAGGGATCGGTCGCCGATTTACTTTGCTCCGAACATCAGCGTCTACACGAGGTAAGCCATGCCGAGGTTCCTCGACACCACGGGCGACGCATCAATCGCAATTTTTATTTGCGACAGATGCCGCATGAAGCGCCCCATCATTCAGGCGATGCCCGACCCCAACCTGCCCGGCCTGAAGGTCTGCCAGCAGGGGTGCGCTGACCAGAAAGACCCGTACCGGCTGCCTGCACGCAAGACCGAGCGGATCACGCTGCAGTACCCACGCCCAGATGTGAGCGTGGCCGTCGATCCAAACAACATCGTGACCACGCCATACGGCGGCGAAGTGCTCAGTACGGAGCAAAATACGGAGACGCCGCAAAACGACGGCAACAACAGCCCCATCCAACTGCAGCCCTGAAATGTCTTCACAAGTCACCATCACCCAACTCCCTCAGGCTTTGCCCCTCACCGGGCAGGAGTCTGTGCCGATTGTCCAAAATGGTGTCACCGTGCAGACCACCACGGGGCAGATTTCGGGCGCTCCAAATCAGCAGCAGACCTTCCTGACCGTAAATCAGGAAATTTCGCTTCCAAACAGCAGGTATTTGGGCGCTGGCTCTGGCCTGAGCCTGTCTGACGGCGGCTCACAAGGCCCACTGACCCTGAATTTGACCGGATCGGTGCCTTCTTTGAATGCCAGTGGAATCGGATTCCAGTCAAAGACCGCTCCAAATACGCTCGTTGGACGCGAAATTCAGGTCGGGAGTGGTCTGGGTATCACCGATGGCAATGGAGTGGCCGGAAACCCCGTTGTGTCGCTTGGCACGACCCTTTCCAACGTGGCGGCACTGTCCGGCACGGGCATGTTGGCCATCAACGGCACAAATTTCACCCCTGTCACCATCACAGGTACTGCAGATCAGGTTGTTGTGACCAACGGGAATGCTGCTGCAGGCGCTCCCAACATTGGCTTGGCCACGACTGCGGTCACCCCGGGCACGTATTCAGCGGCCACATTCACCGTTGACTCGTATGGCCGACTGACATCGGCGTCCAGTGGGTCGTCTGGTGGCGTGACCACATTCAGCGGTGGCACGACAGGCCTGACCCCCAGCACCCCGACGGCTGGTGACATTGTTTTGGCAGGCATTTTGGCTCCAGTAAATGGTGGTACTGGCGCAAACACTCTGACCGGGTACGTCAAAGGCAACGGCACATTAGCCATGACGGCGTCCGCAACGGTTCCAACAACCGACCTGAGCGGCACCGTATCGAACGCACAGTTGGCCAACAGTTCAATGACCCTGAATGGCGTCAGCGTGTCCTTGGGCAGCGCGGCGTCCATCCCGTCCGTCTTGGGCAACGCCCTGACAATCGGCACCGGGCTGACTGGTGGCAGCTTTGATGGCTCTTCCGCAGTCACGATTGCGATTGATTCCACTGTTGCGACACTGTCTGGCACCCAGACCCTGAGCAACAAGTCGATCAGCGGCGCGGCCAACACCCTGTCGAACATCCCCAACAACGCCCTGACCAACAGTCAGGTCACGATTGGTTCAACCAATGTGTCCTTGGGCGGCACCGCATCGACGCTGGCTGGTCTGACATCGGTCACCCTGACGCAAGACCCCACAACGAACCTGCAGGCCGCAACCAAGCAGTATGTGGACACGCTGTTCACCTCGGGCATCCATTACCACACAGCCGTCAAGTACGAGGTGCCAAACACCACGGGCAACCTGAATGCGATCTACAACCAGCCGGGCGGCGCTGGCGTGGGTGTGGGTGCTACGCTGACCAACAACGGAACTCTGGTGGCATTCACGCCAGACGGCACCATCGCCTCTGTCAACGACCGCATCCTGATCTACAACCAGACCAACCAGTTTGAGAACGGCGTGTATGTGGTCACCACCGTGGGCAACGGGTCGACGGCTTGGGTTCTGACCCGGGCGTCTGATGCGGACACATACAGCCCAACCAGCCCGAATGGATTGGGTCAGGGCGACGCTTTCTTCATCACATCTGGTGCTACCGGCGCAGGCGAGACCTATGTTTGCGACACGGTCGGCCCCATCGTGTTTGGCACCACCGCCATCACTTTTGCCCAGATTTCCTCCTCGCAGGTTTACTCTGCAGGCACTGGCCTGACCCTGACAGGCACGCAATTCAGCATCTCCAACACAGCGGTGACTGCTGCATCGTATGGCTCGGCGTCCTCCGTCGGGACTTTTACAGTCAATGCACAAGGCCAACTGACTGCTGCAGCCAGCACCGCCATCGCCATCAACGGCAACCAGATCACCTCCGGCACCGTCGGATCGTCGTACATCAGCGGAAACTATTCCGGCATCACTGGGGTCGGCACGCTGACCTCTGGCACATGGAACGCCTCCACCATCGGCGTGACATACGGCGGCACTGGAATCACTTCCTACACCACGGGTGACATGCTGTTCGCTTCGGCCAGCAATGTCATCTCGAAATTGGCTTTGGGCACGGCTGGCTATGTCATGGTGGCCGGAGCAAGTTCGCCTCAGTATGTCGCCCAGTCGACGCTGTCTGTCGGCTCCGCCACCACGGCCACCACGGCCACCAATGTGGCTGGAGGGGCGGCAGGCTCCTTGCTGTACCAAACCGCAGCAAACACCACCTCAAGCCTTGCTTTGGGCACCCAAGGCTATGTTCTGACCGCTGGCCCTACCGGCCCCACATACGGCCCAATTTCGGGTGGCACTTTCTGAGGCCACCGACTAAAATCTCTCAAAGGAATTTGACATGGCACAAACCGGATACACCCCAATCCAGCTTTACTACAGCACCACCGGCGGAGCCACGCCGACTGCTGGGAATCTGGCCAATGGCGAGTTGGCGCTGAACATCACGGACGGCAAGCTGTTCTACAAGGATGGTGCCAGCGTCTACACCATCGCCTACAAGAACGTGCCAATCAGCACCCTGAGCGGCGCTGGAACAGGTGTCCTGACCGCCCTTGCGGTCAACGTGGGCACCGCCGGGGCTTTTGTGGTCAATGGCGGCGCATTGGGAACCCCATCATCCGGTACTCTGACGAACGCTACCGGACTTCCTCTTTCCACCGGAGTGACCGGGACGTTGCCAGTTGCCAATGGCGGTACAAACGCAACAGATGCTGCAACTGCTCGTACTAATTTGGCTGCTGCTGGTACTGGCGTATCAAACACATTTACAGCCAACCAGATTGTCTCGGTAACAGACAACACCAACGCAGCACTGCGTATCACTCAGCTTGGTACAGGTAATGCGCTGCTGGTTGAGGACTCGACCAATCCTGACTCGACTCCGTTTGCAGTGGATGCAGACGGACGCATTTTGCAGGGTATTACGAGCAGCATTACTGGAAGCGGAGTTCAATTTACGGGTGGTAACACAGACCTTTTGCGAGCGGGAGCCCAGCATAACCTTAATTTTTATCGTGCAAACACTTCGCTTACATCGCCAACAGTAGTTAGTAATGCTCAGTCTACTGGGCAATTGACCTTCAACGGTTACGATGGAAGCGCCTATGTAGAAAGCGCGAAAATTCGTGCAGAAGTAGACGGCACCCCCGGCACAAACGATATGCCCGGACGCTTGGTGTTTAGCACCACGGCTGACGGTGCATCAAGTTCTACTGAACGCTTACGTATTGCATCCACAGGTGCGTTCGGGCTGTCCGGTGCAAACTACGGCACAAGCGGTCAGGTTCTGACATCAGCAGGCACCGGCGCAGTTCCCACATGGACAACACCTACGACAGGCACGGTCACATCCGTTGCATCTGGCACTGGTTTGACAGGTGGCCCAATTACAACTTCAGGCACTTTGTCTTTGGCAAACACGGCAGTTACGGCTGGCTCATACACCAATGCAAGCATTACAGTTGACGCACAAGGGCGACTTACTGCTGCAAGCAGCGGCTCTGTCTCAAGCGGAACCGTTACAAGCGTAAGCGGCACAGGAACCGTAAGCGGCTTGTCATTAAGCGGAACCGTAACAACCAGCGGCAACTTGACCTTGGGCGGAACTCTTGCAGTCACCCCTTCCAATTTCGCCTCACAAACCGCCAACACTTTTCTTGCGGCCCCCAACGGGGCGGCTGGCGTCCCTACATTCCGAGCAATGGTGGCCGCAGATGTGCCGACCCTGAACCAGAGCACGACCGGAAACGCCGCTACTGCCACTGCGCTTTCAACCGCCTCTGGTTCCGCCCCGTCTTACTCTGCGCGTGCATGGGTGAACTTCAACGGGACGGGCACTGTGGCCATTCGATCCAGCGGTAACGTCACCAGTATTACGGACAACGGTACAGGGCTGTATACAGTTAACTTCACGACCGCAATGCCTGATGCAAACTACTCTGCTGTTGCAGCCACGGGTCAAACTGGCACTACCGCAGCAACTCAGCAACAACCAAGTGCCTACACATACACGACATCTGCCGTGTCCATTTCTTCCGTACAGGGCAGTACACGCGCATTCTCAGACTCAAGCGAAGTGTCTGTCGCCATCTTCCGTTAATCATCAGGAGAAATCATGAACCAACGAATCATTTACCCAACTGACGATGGCGGCGTGGCCGTCATTGTTCCCGCCGCTGAGTGTGGCCTGAGCATTGAGGAAATCGCTGCCAAAGATGTACCCGCTGGCAAACCTTTTAAGATCGTGGATGTCGCGGACATTCCCGCAGATCGCACATTCCGTAACGCATGGGAGTTCGCAGCATGATTACCGTCAACCTCGACAAAGCCAAGACCATCGTCCATGACATTCGCCGTGCAAAGCGCACCAGCGAGTTTGCTCCTTTGGACATCAAGGCCACTATCCCAAGCGAAGCTGTTGCTGCTGAAGCTGCTCGTCAGGCTATCCGTGACAAGTACGCAGCTATCCAGACGAACATTGACGCTGCGCCCGGTATTGATGAACTCAAACTGATCGTTAACAGTTTGTCTTAATGCAGAACGCCTATGCTGGCCGAACTTGCCGCAGCGAATGCAGCCTTCGCAGTAAAGCGGCAATTTCTTTTTGATGTTCTGAGGGGAATTTTGTGGACAACCAGCAGCTTTTCAACATCGTAGTATCCGTTGGCGGGTTTCTGGCCGTTTGGGTATTCAACAACATGAACCGACAAATCCAGAGGCTAGAGGACAAGATGAGTTCCATGCCCATGGTTTATGTGCAGAAGGATGACTACCGCAACGACATTGCGGAGGTGAAGTCCATCTTGCATCAAATCTTTGACAAGTTGGACGGCAAAGCCGACAAGTAAATGCTTGCAGAACTTGCCGCAGCCAATGCAGCCTTCGCAGTAATTAAGGCGGCTCTTGCAAACGGCAAAGAGTTGTCCGACATTGGATCGAAGGCTCTTGAATACTTCGACTACAAGTCGAAACTTCAGGAAAGCGCCAACCAGAAGGCCGGCGGTCGGCCCATTGAAGGTCGGTCTGACCTTGAGGAGTTCATGGCGCTTGAGAAGCTGCGCCAGCAAGAGGAGCACCTCAAGGCGCAGATGGTTTACGCAGGCCGTCCGGGCATGTGGGACGACTGGATGAAGTTTCAGGCCATGGCGGCAAGAAAACGCCGTGAAGCCAAAGAAGCAGAGGTTCGCCGGATTGCCTTGAAAAAGGAAAAGTTTGAGCAGATGGTCGAGTATGTGGTGGTGGCAATTGCCTCTGTCATATTGGCTGGATTCATCATCTACGGCATTGTTTTGTACATGAAGCACTTGAGATGAGCGACGACAAGCTGAACGCGAACTCCACCCTAGACAAAGTGCTCGGGTATGTGGACTCGCCGTTCAAGCTGTTTGCCATCCTTGTCATGGGCGTTGTGGCGTTCTCTGGCTACTTCCTTTGGCAGAATCAGGAGTTCATGAGGGACGCCTACAAAGAGTCCAAGAAGCTACCTGAGATCAATGCCAGCCGAGCGGATGAGACTGCGGCCATGCTGTTCAAGAAGACCGGGGCCACGGTGGTTGCCATCTTCAAGGTCAATCCGCTTTTTGGGAGCCGGGTGCTGTACAAGGCGTATACCAAGGACGGGCGGGACAAAAGCATTGAGGACATTGATGTTGGCCTGTTCAGTCAGAACGCAGCCAACAACCACGATGTCATCAAGCTGATGACCAACGAAATCCCGTGTAGCGAGTACCGCTACGCCCAGTCTGAAGTCGGGCTTTGGTATCTTGAGAAGGGCGTGACCTTCACCTGCCGGGTGAGTGTGCCTCCAGATAACCATCGGTTTGTTGGCCAGATTACCGTGGGGTGGAGTGAACCCCCGCAAAGCCTAGAGCAGATAAAATTCATGCTGGAGATTGCCAGCGCCATGTTGACTAAAAGGGGAAACTGATGATAGGACTCGACGCAGTTTTGACCGTGGGCGGCAAACTGATTGACAAGCTGATTCCAGACCCCGAGGCCAAGGCCAAGGCGCAACTGGAACTGGCAACGCTGGCGCAGAACGGCGAACTGGCTCAGATGGCCAACGAAACCAAGCTGTTTGAGACCGAACAGAACAACCTCACAGACCGCCTGAAGGCGGACATGGCGTCTGATTCTTGGCTTTCCAAGAACATCCGCCCCATGACCCTGCTGCTGATCCTTGGTGGGTATTTCACCTTTGCCATGATGAGCGCCTTTGACTACGACACCAACAAGTCGTATGTGGAGTTGCTTGGCCAGTGGGGTATGTTGGTCATGTCGTTCTACTTCGGTGGGCGCACCCTTGAGAAAATCATGGACATGAAGTCCGAAAAGAAGGAACAGAAATGAAAGAGAACTTCCACGAATCCTTTGAGCATGTCCTGAAGTCTGAGGGCGGCTATGTCAACGATCCCGACGACCGGGGCGGCGAGACCAACCTTGGCGTGACCAAGGCGGCTTGGGCGCAATACATTGGCCGTCCAGTTCAGGACGGCGAAATGCGTGCGCTGACCCGAGAAACAGTCGAGCCTTTCTACAAGAAGGGCTACTGGGACAAGTGCCGCTGCGACGAACTGCCCGGCGGTCTGGACTTTGCCGTTTTTGACTTCGCGGTCAACGCCGGGCCGGGTCGCGCTGCCAAGTTCCTGCAGCAGGCCGTTGGCGTGACGGCTGACGGCGCTATTGGCCCAGCCACCATGGCCGCTGTGGCCAAGGTAGACCCGGCGCAAGCTGTGATTGCATTTGGTAAAACCAAAGAGCAGTTCTACAATGGGATCGTGGCGCGTGACCCGAGCCAAGCCAAGTTCATCAAGGGCTGGCTGAACCGGGTGGCTTCTGTTGAGAAGTTTGCCAACACCTTGATCGCATAAGGACTGAAATGACGACCACAAACTCATGGGTCATGACCTATGACTCACTGACAAGTTCGGTGCTCCAGTATCTGGAGCGTTCGGATGCGGCTGTGGTCAATGCCATCCCCACCTTCATCACCCTGTGCGAGTTTGAAATCGCCCAGAACATCAAGACTCTGGGCCAGATGGAGGTTGTCGATTCGGTCATGCAGATCGGCAACCCCGTCATCCAAAAGCCTGCCCGGTGGCGCAAAACCACATCCATGACGCTGTCCAACGAGGGCGTCAAGCAGCCCATGTTCGTGCGCAAGCTGGAGTACCTGAACAACTATGCTCAGGATGTCACCGAGACCGGCACGCCCCTGTATTACGCCGATTACGACTACGACAACTGGTTTGTGTCGCCCACCCCCGACAAGGCCTATGCCTTTGAGGCGCTGTGCTACACCCGGCTGCAGCCCCTGTCGTCGAGCAATCAGACCAACTGGCTGACCCAGAATGCTCCCAACGCCATGCTCTTTGGCACTCTGAAGCAAACCGCCCCGTTCCTGAAGAACGACGCTCGTCTGACCCTGTGGAAGCAGATGTTCGACGAGGCCCTGAACGCCCTTAAAACCGAGGACACGCTGCGAATTGCAGACCGTTCCGCCATT